CTTGAAGCAGAGATTCAGGCAAAGAAAAAAGAAGTAGAAGAATTAAAGTATGGTGACTTAAAGTCAGCATGGAAAGACTTTGAAGCAGCTTCTGAAATTGCAACTCAAAAATATAATAAGTATAAAGATATTGCAAAAGAAAAGTATGGAGCAACTGCAATAGTTCCAAATCATTTAAATGTAATTGACCAATTTTTTAAATGGTAAATATGTTTCTAACTAGAAGACCTGTTATCTATGTAGGATATGACCCTAAAGAACATATTGCTTTTGAGATTTTAAAAGAATCTATAAATCAATATACACATAAATATGATGTGATACCTTTAGAGCAGTCATCCCTACGTAGGTCAGGACTTTACAAGAGAACTTATTATGTAGATGATGAAGGTCAAAAAAGAGACTCTTCAGACAAGAGACCTTTTAGTAGTGAGTTTACCTTCACAAGATTTCTAATACCTTTTATTAATCTTCATAAAGGATTAGCAATATTCATGGACTCTGATATGTTTGTTAGAGCAGATATTACAGAAGTCTTTGAAGAGTATGGTCAGTTTAATGAGTACGCAGTATCAGTTGTAAAACATGACTACACTCCTAAAGAAGTTTTTAAAATGGACAAACAGTTACAGACTAATTACAATAGAAAGAATTGGTCTAGCTTTGTACTATGGAATTGCGAACACCCTGCCAATGAAAGACTTACTATTGAAGATGTTAATACTAAATCAGGAAGATGGCTACACAATTTTAGTTGGTTGGAAGATAACGAGATAGGTGCTATACATCCTAAGTGGAACTTCCTAGATGGGTGGACTGATGTAAATATAAATCCATGTAACGTACACTTTACCACAGGAGGACCTTGGTTTAAGGGTTGGCAACCTAAAAGACCTGTTGACTCTCATTACGCAGGTGAATGGGAAACTGCTAAGAAAACATATAACTCAAGAATATTACCAAAGGAACTTTAATATGTACACATTTGTAACCTCTTTTAGTGAGGAAGGATATAATACTTATGCAAAAGAAATGCTTGAAAGTGTCGCATCAAAATGGAATCCAAAAGATTTTAAATTATATGCTTACTACCATGACTTCGATATTGAAAAGATTGACCATCCTGTTTCTTCTAGCATTGTATATGTACATCTTAATGATGTAAAAGAAATGATTGACTATCGTGAAAAGATGAAGAGACATGATGGTACAGAAGGTGGTACAATAAAATATAATTGGAGACTTGATGCAATCAAATGGTGTCATAAGGTTTATGCACTAACTGACTGTGCATTTAAGATGATGGAAGAAGCTCCTACTCAATGGTTAATATGGCTTGATGCAGATACAGTTACTACTAAGAGACTTGATAAATCTGCAGTTGATAAATGGTTACCTAACAAAGCAAGTGTAGTTCACTTGGGTAGAAAAGATGTTGACTATAGTGAAACAAGTTTTATGGGATTTAATTTACAATACCATGATGCCTGTTCTATAATTGCAGACCTTAGAGGTTGTTATACAATAGGAGAAACTATTTCCTATAGAGAATGGCATGATGGTTTTATATTTGAGAGACTGTTAAACATATACAAGGCACATGGCATGATTGTAAACAATCTATCAGAAAATGCCAAAGGTCTTACTGCGTTTATGCAATCACCTTTATCAGAATACTTTATTCATTATAAGGGTAATTTAAAAAAGAAAACAACTCTTGCACAGGATGTAAAGCTTCCTAGATACAGACAACTTGCAGATATAATAAGACATTATAAACCTAAATCAATTACTGAAGTAGGTACTTGGAATGGTGGTCGTGCAATAGAGATGGCACTTGCAGTATTTGAATATAGGGATAAGTTTTCATACTTTGGATTTGACTTGTTTGAAGAAGCAACTGAAGTGACTGATGATATAGAAATGAATACTAAACAACATCATTCTATAGAACTAGTAGGTAACAGGTTAGAAGAATTTAAACAAAAGATGAAAGAAAAAGGTAAAGAGTTTACATTTAAATTACATAAAGGTGATTCAAAAGTTACACTAAAGAAATGTAAATCAGCTAACAAAGTTGACTTTGCTTTTATAGATGGTGGTCACTCATATGAAACTGTTAAAGCTGATTACCTTAATCTAAAGAAAGTTCCTCTACTTGTATTTGATGATTTCTTTTCTAAAGATGAACAGGGTAATCTTCCTGAAGAAAGAAACATGGGTGTTAATAAATTAATAAAAGAAATGGAAGCATATGGTAAAGTTGTTCTTCCTTCTAATGACAGAGTACTTGGTGGTGGCAGAACTCACATAGCCTTTATTGCTAATAAGAAAGGAATAGAACCTTTACCTGAACACATAACTCGTATGCCTATAGTTGTTACACCTAAAGACTCTAGACCTGCAGATGAAATCTATGTAAACATAAAGAAAAATAAAAAATTAATTAAAGATTTTAATTGGTTAAAGCATGGGAGAATACATAATCAAACTGCACTTATTGTTTCAGGTGGTTCTAGTACAGACTTTACATTATTAAAACAGAGAGCTAGAGATACTAATACAAAAGTATTCTGTGTTAAACATAGCTATCCTAAATTATTAGAGAATGGTATAAGTCCTTTCATATGTTCTATACTTGACCCTAGACCTATTACAGGTAGAAGCACACATGGAGTCATAAGAAAAGATTTATTTAAAACTATTAATAAGGATACACTATTTCTTATTGCTTCAATGACTGACCCTTCAGTTACTAAATACTTAATGAAGAAGGGTGCAAATATAAAAGGTTGGTCTGCCTACTCTGAAGCATTAAGAGATACAAGTATTACAGACAAACTTCAGATTGCTAAAGGAACAGGCATAGAAGAAGGAGAAACCTTAGTATCAGGTGGTACTTGTGCAGCAATGAGAACAATATCTATTGCACATATACTTGGCTTTAGAAACTTTGAATTGTTTGGTTTTGATTGTTCAGTACCTGAAGTAACTGATGATATGAAAAAAGAAGTAACACTAGATAAACCTAAATACTTTAAGGTTGAAACTAATGGACATTATTTTTGGACTACAGGTGAGTTACTTGCAATGGCACAGGATTGTGAAAAGCTTTTTGCTAGTAAAGATATGGACATTGCTCTTACAATACATGGAAAGAATACACTAGTTTCTGAATGTTGGAAGGACTCTCATAAGGCGAATGAAAAGTATTACTATGAAATGATTAGTAATGCAGCTTAAAGAAAAGCAAGAGAAGTTTTGTCAAAATTATATCCTGCATAAAAATGCAACAAGAGCAGCAAAGGATGCAGGGTATAGTGAAATATCTGCACACAATACAGGGTCACGATTACTTCAAGACCCTCTAGTACAAGAGAGACTAGAAGAACTTTCTCTTAATATGACAACAAGTATTGATGTTGTAGATGAAATAGAAAAACAATATGATGTAGCAAGAGTTCAAGGACAGACAACCTCTGCACTCAAGGCATTAGAGTTACTCTCTAGAATTAGAGGTAATAATATAGATGTTGATGAGATAACTACAGAGTCCTTAGAGCAGGACATTATTAAAGGTATGGAAATTATTGGTTTAGAAAAAGTCTTAGAGCTTATGGCACAGGCTTTTCCTGAAGAGATAGAAGATGAGGAAGATGAATCACTTCTTACCACTGAAGAACTTGAACGCCCATCTGATTCCCAATGATGCAGCGACTGCTCCCATAAAACTCCACTGATACCATTCAGGTGCTTTGTTTATATATTCCCATCCTTTGAGAACATGGTCTTGTATATTAGGGATGAAGCTCCCGATGAAAGGTAGGGTAATAATGACAAGTACATACTCGTCTTTCCAGCTATATCTTGTTTGTCGCAATGCTTCAAGGTCATAGTCTTGGTCTGACTGTGCTGCTTTTTCAATCCTATTAATTTCTGCATTAACTCTTGCCTGTTCAACCTTTGCTTTGTGTTCTGTCTTTACCTTCCTATTATCCATATAAGAAGATGCAAGACTTGTCACTCCACTAATAACTGCTCCCCACATTATACCCACTCTCCTGATTCCATTGCATTGGAAAGTCGCACTGCCCTGTTACCTACCTGATTCGCCCAACGAGAATCCAACATTTGAATCTTTGCTTCTTCAAAGTTTTCTTCATGTATAGCTTTCCACATTTTTTTAAACTTGTTTAATCTTGGCACACCCATATTAAATGCCATGTCAATAATTATTCTTTGTCTAATTTCGTCTAATTCTACCACACAAGGATGAGCTTCGCAAACTTCTTTCTCAACTATTTCTATATCGTTCTTTGCAAGGTAGTATGCCTGTTCCTTAGTAATCCCCCACTCAAATATATCTGATAAGTCTTTACCTATATAACCTAGTTCTGCTTCAGACAATCCCCTATGCTTTAAATTTCTTCCAATACCTATTGTATCTATCCCTAAACTATCTTCGTAAGGTAGTAACTCTAGACCTTCGTGTAAAACTAATTGGTCTAGTAACTCTGTCATATTATATTTCACTAAATCATACCTCCTGCAAAGAGTTCTAATCCTGACATACTTTCTTGAACTTTACCTGTCATAAGATTTATAACCTTACCATTAGGCAGTATCAAAAACTTTTTATCTTTAGAAAGTTTTGCACCTGTAGGACTTGCAGTTGTACCTACTAAGGCTGACATATACTCATTAACATCTCCTAAACTTTTTAAAGGTTTAGTTGCAGTACCCATACCTCTTGTATAGTAATCTATTTCTGATTGAGATAATGGTGGGTCTTCTTTTGTTTGCTCTTCTATTCTTTCTTTACGAGCTTCTTTTACATATTCACTTTCATTACCTCCTATATCAGGACCACCTCTACCTTCCAATCCTGCCTGTACATCTTGCATAGCATCTATATCTTCTTCTAAACCACCTGATGTAGTGCCATCATCAGAAACATTTGAAGGAGATGAATCAGACATAGCCTGTGATATACTTCCACTATATCCTGTATCTTCACCAACACTAGATTGAGCAGCATCATCATCTTGGTCTGAACCGGGTTGACTAGCTCCATCATCACCTCCACCTATATCACCAAATTGTGGGATACCCTTAGGTCCGGGAGTACCTGCACCTCCTAAAGCTTTTAATATTCCACCTTCTTCAGGAGTTATGTAGGCTAACATATGGTCTTGACCTTTTATATCAGTTTGTCTAGGTGCTTGGACAGAACCACCACCTAACAGTGCAACGATACCACCCTCTGCCTTATTAGATGTCATTATATTTTCAAGCATAATAGACAAGGCTTCAGTCTCAGGACCTGTAAATCCTGACTGTATATCAGTCTCACCCTTTGTACCTAATAAGTCAAGCAGTTGACTTCTCTGATTAAGATACTTATCAACACCATACTTCTTAGCCAACATAATTTCTAGTTGTTTTTGGGAAAGTTTTGTTAAATCTTTTTTACTCATCTCTTAACTTAGCTCCTGTTATTTGTGATTGAACTTGACTTAGTGCATTTATAAGTTCAGGTGGAAATTTTTTATCTTTTAATATTGTCATAATCATAGGAGTATTTAATATATTATCAGGCATAAAAAATCCTGTACCATCTTCTCCATCTTGTAATGCA